TGGGGGGGATTGACTTGAGACAGCGAACCGTGATACCCTCTCACGCGTGAGAGGGTATCACGGTTCGCTGTCTCAAGTCAATCCCCCCCATCGCTTTTTACTTTGCCGATCGCTCGGCTCTAGCATGTCCAGCCCACCGTGTCAACGCTGCTGATCGCGCTATCTCAACGCGCCTCGCATGGCTCAACGCATTGGCTCGAGCGCGTCCACCACTGCGACCAAATGACACAGACGCAGGCTCGCGCTCAGGGCTCCATGTTTCCAAGCGCTCGTATCGCTCTGCCCCGTCCGCGGCAATCCACTCGTGTTGCTTCTGCTTCAGGTGCGCGAAGCGCTCAGCGTCCTCATCGCTGATGTGCCACGCCAGCCGGCCACATGGCGCGTGGACGCACACGATTAGTGACTGGCTGTGACTCTTGAACCACTCCGCGTCGTCGCTTGGATGCCGCATTAGATGCGAGGGCCAGATGCGCGTGAGCACAGCGACCAACGTGTCACGCTCGTAATACGCGCGGCTCTTATAGCGGTTTGGCGTCTCGGCTTGGTCTGCCATTAGCGGCTCTCCCGAATCGTGACGCCTTCGCGCTCGGCCCGCTGAAGAAGCGCCTGCATGTGTAGGTTGTCGGGGTTGCCTTGCGTCGTGCCACGCTCCGAACGGCTGTCAATCCAGCTCACGTAGGCGATGGTCTGTCCGTTGTCGTCGTAGTGGCGAATCTCTGCGTCTGTGATGCGTCGAATCATGTTCGTAACTCCTCTGAACTCAGATCGGGCGTTCTGGCTGGCGAAGGCGAAGAAGTCCATTAGCGGCCTCCCTTGACCACGAGATATCCGTCGCTGTTCGGCTCGCGCTGTGCGTTGCAGTTCGCCGTAGCTTGCCGCGCTACTCCATCAACGTAATGCCGTGAACATTCGGGCTTTTCAGCCTCGCGCATGATCATGTCAAGAGCGTCTATCAGCTCGGCGATGATACGATCGTGCTTCGTCATTAGCGTGTCTCCAGATAGCTGGCATCGGCCAGCGAAGGGTCAACGATGTCGGCTTCCATGCCGGCCATGCGAATGCGGTCCACGGCGGCCAGCGCATCGGTGCGAGTTGCGAAGGCAGCGAATGACAAGCCACCTTGCGAGCGAAGCATCCGACCTTCAGCAATCGCCCGGTTCCAGTTCTGCTTGCGTTCAATCATCCGCTGTTTCTTTGTCATGCCTATTACCTAAGCATTCGGTATGCCATTCTTACACGTAAGAATACTAAGCATTTTATGGTGTGTTGTTTTGACTTGGAGCCGAGACGCCAATGCTTAGAGCTACGCATCCAATGTTAGAGGCAGAGCGCCAACCGTCATACCTCTTCGATGTCGATGTTCGATTGGATGGCTAGCCAGCGCTTTTTGAGCATGTAGGCTTGGGTTTTCGTGGCCTTTCCACCTTTACAGTCCTGCACATGCGTTAGCCCTTTGGCATCCACGAATACGAAGTCTGCAATGTAGGTTGCGACCACGGCTTGCCCGGTTGAATTCCAATCGATTGGACAGCGCAGATCGTAGGGCACCTGGCGCCGCAGGTTGGAGATATCCCCGATCTTCTCGCGTAGCTTCAACTCAGCCCAGTGCTGCGCTTCTTTTTTGCTGTCGAACTTCTCACCGTCTACGATCACTTTGACGTTGTGATACTTGCTGGGCTTTCCCCCTGGCACGTAGCTGTCTAGGGATTTGCGTTCGCCTCGCTCCATGCGGGCTTTATGGGCTGAGAGATCGTCTTCGGTCCAGCGGGCGTTAGCCACGTTTCGCCTCACTCATCGCAGCACGTAGCGCGATCAGATAATCCGTGAGCTGCTCAACAGACCACGTATCTAACAGCGCAATTGTGCTCTCGGCGCCATCTGCGCCTTTGTCGAAGATGTGCAGACAGGCCGGTTCACACTGCACATACGTGCGTTGGCCGATACAGAACGGTACTCGAAAGTTATATCCGCTCATTGTCGCACCAACGCTAAGCCGACCTCGCGGATCTGCTTCGTGAGTTTGGCATACAACCGTGAGCAGGGTTTACACTTGTCGGCATTCTTGTAGAAGGCCGTGATCGGTTTCTCGCGATAGCACCAGCGACAGGTTTTCACCGTGAGGGCTGGCTGATTCGCGCGCACGACGCGCAACTTGGACACTAGAAGAGGCTCTTTTGTTCGACGCGCGATTTCGCATCGCGGCCCATCGGCGGCTGTTCAAAGCGCACTTCCCACTCAGCACCTTTGAGCTTGCGCACGGTGATAGGATAGCCAGCCTTTTGCAGCTCGTGAACACGGCCCATCGCTCGAGAACCGCCTATCCCGCGGAGTCGCTGATTCGTCGCGCTCCCATGTTCACGGAGGTAGGCTAAGACCTTCTCGCGATTGCTCAGCGTGCGGGCTTTGTCTTCAGCGTCCATCAATAGTCGTCCTGCGCTCTGCTGGTTTGTCTTCTACTCCTTGTAACACTCCGAATACTCCCCACATAATCATTACGCAGAGAGCGGCACCGAACACCAGCGACAGCATCCCTCCTAATGTGCTCAGATACGAGTCGCCACTGGCAAACAATTCCATCATTTTCGCCATCGTCGCCATTGTGGTCGCAATAGCGAGTAACCCGAGCACGATTAGGGCCATAGCCATCATCGACTCAACTCCCGGCGTAGTCGTGACTGAAAACGGATCGACCGCTGAATCGGTTTCGACGGTCCATGATGGAAGCCTGGCGTCTGTCGAAGACAAGACATACAGCGCAGCCATTGGCGTTCGCCATCATGTTCCCAGACGAAATTATGGCCGTGGACAAGGCCACACCACCACTGACTAAGGTTTTTTAGCATCGGGGATTGGTCCTATGCCGCCGGTTTTGGGATTCATCGGGATCGCGTTCGGCTGTGAGAGCTGGCAGTTGCAGCGGCACGTCAGCCGACCATCCGCGCCAACGTTGCGGCACAGCGGATTCCGGCAATACACACAGCGCGAGGACCACGGGATTTTCTTCTCGCACTGGTAGCAGTAGGAGGAGGACCCGTATTTACTCATGGCCTACCGCACTGATGCCTCGTTGGAGTCTCTTGAGCGCTCGCTTAGCTTGCTTATAAGCTTCGCCGCCATCACGACACGCAACATAGACATCGGTCAATGTCCATTCGAGAAGATCTCGTGGATATTTCTTCTTCTGCGGATATTTCTTCTTCATGCCGCTTCTCCAACGCGCGCAACGACGCGCGCATGTCCTTCGATCGCGTCCGCACGGGAGGTATACCGCTCGCACGTTCCATCCAGTTTGCCGCCGTAGACCATCGTTTCCCACATTAACGGTTGACCTGTGCCCCAGCCGTGATCAAGGCCCAGGAACACGGTGGACACGCGCACGCGCCCGACCTGTTCACGTTTGATGACGCTGTTGTCGCCTGTTCCCATCCATTGCGCCCAGGCTAACAGATCATGTTCCGGTTGCGGATTGCCGGCGGCGTCCAGCACGTATTTCGTCAGATCCATCAGCGTCCCTCGCTTGTCTCGGTTCGCTCTGCGTGTTCGATGTCATGCCTAGATGCAATCAGAGCTATCGAACCTAGCGCCAACAGAATAATGAACGCGCAGCCAAATATGAACATGGAGATTGACGCGAAATTGTCACGAAACGAATCACTGCCGAAGACATCCATGCCGCGCATCATGCCAGCCATCAGCGCCGCGGTAATCAAGAGCGCGACGACGACAATAGCGAAATCGATCATCATGTCAGCGCACCACTCGCATCTGTTGCCGTGCCAACAACGGCGCAATCTGCACATCCTCAGGGAGTCCGGTCGTCGGTGCCGTGGCTTTCAGAATCGCCGCGGCTGTGTCGATATACGCCCGTCGTATGTGCATCGGAAGCTGTGAGAAGTCCAGCATCGACGGAATGTAAGCCTCGCGTCTCGCTTCATGGAGCGCATGCGCCAAGCGGATGCTCGCGGCATTCACGCGCAGATCCTGCGGCCAATCGGCGGTTTCTGACTTCACTTCGACGCCTCGATCTTCAACTGCAAAGAGGCGGCGTCTCGCGCTTGGTGCTCGAATGACGAACGAAATCCGGCATGGCGTTCGGTCAATTCAGCCAGCATCCGATAATGCGCGTCGGCGATCTTGAGAGCATCGGTGATGACGTCCAACTCGATCGGCGTGAAGGTGTGGAGTTCTTTGACAGTCATCGCTTCCTCATGTTGGTCGAGACGCAGGCGGAAGCTATCCACCGCTTGCATCCCTTTCGCAACGTCCGCCTTGAATCGCAACGAATCGCGTAGGCTCATGGCTTAGCTCCGTCGGATCTGCGTCATCGCCCACCAGATGCAGAGTTCGCGTAACTCCAGTTCGTTTTCGACGTGGTAGCACTGCGATCCGATTGAGATGTTCATGGCTTTTCCTTGAATGTGCCCAGAAGCGTCTCTGAGAGTTCCAACGCATCTGCCTCGCTCAGCCACAACGACACATATTCGCCGTTATACTCGAAACTGATTTCGATATCGCCATCTCTATCAACTGACGATATCGACACGTCTTTGCCACCTAGTTGGATCATTGTCGGCCCAGTATTCATGGCTCCGACCTTTCCTCAAACACCAAGCCAGCCACGCTCAGAAATGCCGTCATGCGGAGCGCATTCGCCAGCTTCTTCATCGTCGCGATCTCCGGCTGCTGGCGTCGGCCCGTCTCAAGCGCGCTGATATCTGACTGCTGCATGTGCGCGAGTTCCGCAAGTTTCGTTTGCGTCAACTTCCGATGCTTGCGGGCTTCTTCTAGCGTCATGCGCTCCATGCTCACTACTCCGCGACGATCGCCGCCGACATGACTTCGCAGTCGCAGTCACCGTCCAGTCGCTTCATCGCCCGCAGCACTTCGCGCTCGAGTTCGCGCTTCGCATCGCGCGACACAGCCCATTCCTCTTGCTCCGACATGGGCGCGTCGTGGTCGTAGCGGACGGGCCGCACGACGGTCAGCGTGAGTTCGTAGCGAACCGAAGTGTCTTTCGCGGTCGATGTCGTGTTCGTCATGCCATCAATATAGGCACGCAACACTTAGTTGTCAAGGGCTATGTTTTATTAGGCAATTAGGCCGGAACCGTCAGCCGGCGGGTAAGTCGTGCCTTTCTTGATCTGACAGTGGATGTGCGGCCCTGATGCTGCTGGATTCAGGTAGGCAATGGCGGCGAGTCGTGCGTTGTCGGGCCTTTCCGGCACTTCGTAGAGCACCGTAAAGCGCTCACCTAACGTGGCTTGCAGGTAATCGTAGAGGCGTAAGACTTGCGGTGCCAGCAGATCCCGCGTCCGCACGTCGTAGGCTTCCCCGGTCGGATGTTTCCCGCCGGTATGGCCATCGGTGCCGGACGTGATCGTCAGATCCCGTCCTAAGACCTTGGTAGCCCCGTCCAGCGCTGCGAGGATACGGAAGCCCCCAGGGGCTATCCGCTCGAATTGGACGCCCTCAGCGCAGCGCAGGACGGGAATCGCCACAATCTACGGGGTTGCCGGCGTGTGCTTCGCCGCGGTCGCCTGAAGGGCCGTTTTGATTTCGACCAGCTTCGCTTTGACGGCATCGGCGTCAGCCGGCGAGAGGCCGCCCGCGAGCTGGGCCAGCAAGTCGTCCACGTCGGCCGCGAGTTCGTTCGTCGTTGCGTTGATTTCGACCAGTTCCGCTTGCAGTTCGTCTACTTTTGCCATGATCGAGGCTCCTTGTCGGTTGAGGGATCGGACGATGGTCAGAATGTGATCCAGGCGCGGATCAGGTGCCGGGAGGTCGAAGTGATGGTAGATGTCGATCCGCATGGCGTCAGGATTCACGGCGTGGTGGACGGGGGAGCGCTCGCCGCTCCACGTAGGGCCGACGATTCCCCCCGCTGATCGCTTCCAAGTCTTTGTCCATCTCTTGTAAGCGGTATTCGTGCTGCTCGACCATGTGTTTGACCATATCCAGGTCGGGATCGCGGCGGTCGTCGCGAGACTCCTCGTCGGCTCGTCCGAACAGCGCTCGCAAAAATCGCATCATCGCTGAGTCTCCTGAATGGCGCGCGAGGCCGTTTCCAACGCGCGCCCGGTGTTCCCCGTCTGTCGCATCGACATCGCTTTCCATTCAATTTTTTCCTGTCGGCATTCTTCGTAAATCCAGCCGATCACCCACCATTTACGAATGAGGCCGACCACAAACACACCCAGAAAGACGGCGCCCGTGCCTCCTGTCGCACGGAGCCACTCCGCCCACTGGAGATCCGTCATGTGACTGCACGGCGAGGGACATCATCGCTCTCAGCTACCATCAGTGCAGCCGCAGGACTGGCCCTCCCACCACGCCCAGTTGTTGCAAGAGCCAGATCAGCATCACCAAGACGATCAGGACGTAGACCACCGTGGCGATCGGATCACCGACGCCGAACGCCGCCATCAGGGATCGTGCCGCCCAAATCACGATGCAGAAGATCAGGAGCACGATCAGAATACCGATCAGAGACATAGCAGTCCTTTCAGCGTGTCATCCGTCCAGTTTGGTTAGCCTGTTTCACGATCGCTTCGACTTCTTCGTCGGTCGGTAGCGCTTTCCATGCCGCCGGCAAACTCCGCCGGATCTTGATCAACTCTAGGGCTTGGTCCGCTGTCAGTCCACGCTTCATCAGGCGGAAGCCGAGCGCGGTTTCGGTCGAGGTCAACTTCAACCGTGTGGCTGGTTCGGCTGGCGCTTTCAGGAATGCTTTGAACTCCTCTTTGACAGCATCAGCCGATGGCGTCACTGGCGCGGCGCCTTCCCCCCCTGCTGCCGCTTCGCCGACTTGCCACGGTGGGCGCGCGAGGATCGGCCCAGCCGGTCGAGGCGGCATCCGTAGACCAGCCGGGAGCGACGGACGCAAGGCGCGCGGTAAGAGCTGCGGGAATGTCTTGAGCACATCGCCGGTTGTGCGGAGCGGCGTCTTTAACGCTTCGACGGCGCCAGGCACGACAGCCTGAGTCGCAGCCGTTTCGCCGACATCCAGCGCAATACGTCCAGCCTTGCCGAGTGCCGATGATGGCTCATCCAGCCCAGCCGCTTCCGCAATCAAATCTCTCGCCCCGCGGCCGACGCCAGCACCGAGCGCCAGACTCGGAATGACGCCGAGCCCACCACTGGCGAGTTCGGCCGGCGCGAAGGCCGCAGCGGCACCAAGGCCAGCAGCGGCCGGTAGGGCGTTCAGGACACCACGCGCCGCCGCTGCAATCGTCGGATGCTTCGCCGTCCACGTCTCAGCCTTCGGAACGTCTTTGGCGTTTTGCGAGGGGATGGCTTTCAGGAAGCGGCTAATCTGCGCGTCCGTGGCGTCGGCTGGGAATTCGTATTCGTCGCCTTTGAATTCCACCACAAGCGGCGGTTTCTGCTCAGCCATGCACTACTGCCTGACCAAGTTCCCGTCTTTGTCGAACGTGACCTTGATCCGCTTCGGTGCCGGCGCACTCTCGGTGCCCGCCGCTCCACCGCTCAATTCAATCGTGCGACGCTTCAACGTGGCGAGATTTTCCTTCGTCGCGTCCAACTTCTGTTGCCAGACGTTTGGCTTATCCTCAAAGTCCGGCACTTGCTGCATGATGCGCTTGGCTTCCGGCTCCGACATCTGCGCGCCGGTGATGGCCTTGACGACTGAATTCTTGAGGGTCGCGGTTTCGGCAGCGAATCGCGCTAGATCATCCGGCACCGATACGCCTGGAACGGCGATCGAGTAGCGCGTAGCCCTGCCAGCAATCGGACCCAACCACTCCGATTTCTTGAGTTTGTCCAAGCTCTCGATCACGCCGAGCGACTGGTCGATCCCAGCGATTTTTTCGACGGCCGTCACCGACAGCTTCGCGCCGCCATTCGCTTTGACTGCGGCCGCTTCTCGCGCCTCTCGTTCCTTCGCTACGGCGAGCTGCCCCTGAGAGACGGCGAGATGGCCTTGCGCGATGGCGTTCTGTGTCGCCCGCTGACGCTCAGTCGCTTGTAGTGTCGCCGCCGCTCGCGCCTGTTCCGCTTCAATCCTCGCGGCATCGGTCGGCTGGATTGGCTTCGCGCCCGCCAATTCCTGACCACGTAGCGCGGTCTGCGCCTCCGTCGCGGCGATATCGGCGCCGGCCTTTGCTTCGTCGGTTTCAGCCTTCCGCTGTGTCGCCGATCGAGCAATGAGCGCATCCGCGATCATCTTGACGTGTTCGCGCGTCGGATTCTCGTGAACCGCAGCCTCGACCAGTTGCAGCTCTTTCAACCGCTCAGGATCATCCTGATAGTAGCCCTTCAGCGTCGAGATCGTGCCTTGCGCGAACAACGGATCGTAATCGTGATGCTTGACCACGGCAAGCCCGCGCGCGATCGTGTCATCGGCGGCTTCTCGTGCTTTTTCCGTGAGGGAACGGCGCTTCGCGTCGGACTCGTCCAGTTCAGCCCATTGTTTCGCGACAACGGGCCGCACATGTCCCGGTAGACGCGCCATGATCGATTCGCGCCCGCCCGGTTGCGCAAAGGCGGCATCGATATCTTTCAAGTCCTGCATCTTCTGCTGCGCGGATTGCAGGTCCAGTTGTTGTTTCTGGAGCACCATCCGCTGTTGCGCCGCTTGCGCTCGGCGTTGCGGAATCGACGCGATGATCTGCGCGATGTTGGCGAGCGTGCCATTCCAGTCATCGCCGCCACGCGATCGGGTGCCCGTTAAGATGTCGAGCGGATCAGCCATTACCAGTTGTATTCCTGTAACCGATCCTCATCCGATCCGATGCCGCGATTGCTCGCGAGTCCCGCGCCGATCCCGATGCCCGTCCGGCCGAGTGCCGGAATGATCCCCGCCCCAGGAATGAAATACGGCCCGAACGTCGCGATGGCTTTCAACGTGTTCTTCAACAGCCGATGCTTGCTCTGCCGCTGCTCCTCTTCGGCCGCGATTTTCTCGCGCTGTTGCTGCGCAGCGAGTTCGCCTTGTCGCAGCATAATTTCGATGATTTGGTCAGTGATCGCCATGAGGATGCCTCAGTAGGGCGCGATGGCCGTGCGTGCGCCAATGTCCGCGAGACTCAAGAAGCGCTGGACCTGATTGCCGTAGGTCTGATCCGCCAAGCCCGTCGCAAAGCGCGTGATCCCGCGCAACGTGCCGCCCGTCAACAGCGTGCCGCGCGCCGCCGCGCTTTTCTGGATCGCGTTGATGCCTTCCGCCTTCGCGAATTGATAGCCGGGGATCGATTCCAGATACGACTGCATCGGGTTGAGGCCCGCTTGCCCATCCCCGTAGCTCCCGCCTGTCGATCCATACTGGCCGCCGCTCGACACGGACGTAAAGTCGGCTGGCGTGCTCCCTGATTGCGTCGTCGGCATGGAGTTCACACCGCTCGTGCTGCTCGGCGCGCTGAAGCTCGAGAGCGGCGCCTGCTGCTGCGGCACCTGATAGGGTTGCGTGAAGTAGTTGATGAACGCCTGCTGTTCAGGGACCGACCAATCGGCCCAGCGGCGATTCTGTTGCAGGAACGGCATCGTCTGCTTCAGGGCCGGCAGATCCGCTTCGGTGTAACCAAATGCATTCGCCATCGATGTTCTCCGCTAGACCTGCGTGTAGCCCATGTTGAGATACCAACTCAGAAGGCTGGACGGAATCGTGATCACGCTGCCGAATTGATCTCGCACGCGGATGTTCGCCGTGGGATCGCCGCCCGTGCGCGTGCGAGGCGTCGTGCCGACGAGCGGATCGAGGCCAGTCGGATCGCCGCCATCGTAGGGTGTGCCGTCAGGGAATTCCCATTGCCCGGTCTGCGGATTCCACACGGGTTGCGTGCCAGGCACGGGATGCTCGGTTCCCGGCGGTCCAGGCTTGTAAGGTTGTCCGCCAGTGCCAGGAAATTTCTCACCCGTGAAGGGGTCCGATCCTCCCGGCAATCCGCCCGTGCCGCCACTTGATCCGCCGCTTGATCCACCACTCGATCCGCCTGGACTGCCCCCACTACTACCGCCGCTGCTCCCACCGATGCCGCTCAACGTGTTCCCGCCGCCGCTCCCACTGCCCCCACCACTGCCCCCGCCCGTCGAATGGAAGAAGGTATTGAGCCCGAGCAGGCTCATTAAGCCTGATGTCGCACTCTGACCGGCAAGAATGAATGGGGAGCGATTCGCTTTAGCTTCGGCGAAGATTTCTTTTGAGAAGGCGAGCGCATTACGGGCCGCTTCGGCTTGGGCTTCCGTCGAAGCCATTGATGCGGCGATTTGGGCCTGCGATCCTGAATTGAAGCACATACCCTACGGCCCCTTTTGGTAGACGATTTCCGTCTTATGATAACTCAAGCGTTCCAACAATTTACCGACTCTTTCGTCATGGACCGAGACTTGGATGATGGCGCCTTGCTCGCGTGCCCATCGTTCGGCAACGGCGAGTAGGAGCAAGGCTCCCCGCGCCCCTTTCCGAGCATCTTCGGCGACATACCACCACGGTTCGTTAGCGAGCAGGCGATCCGTCCACACGTCTTTGATCAGTGCTAAGCCGATAAAGCCCTTGATCTCCCCGCGATAGCGTAAGACCCAGGCTTTCGTGCCGACCGTCGTCATGCCCCAGACAAATATCTTGCGCAATCGCTCAATGTCCGGTTCCAGATGACCCCACGGCAGTTCGCGCCAATGCGCTAGCGCCAGCGGCATTAAATCATCGATGTCGTTCGTGTCGGCTTCGCGCACGTCCCACGTTGACGCTGGCGATGCGATGACTGCCGCCTTATCCGATGGCGCGAGTTCACGGACGATCACGGCTTCACTTCGACCACTTGGATATACGACGACGCGGTGCCGCCGAACAGCCGCCCACCGCTCTGCCCGTTGAGCGTCACCGTCGCCGCCGAATAGGCTCCCGCCCGCAACTTGAACGTCGTCGCCGATGTAGTGCCAGCCGTCATCGCATACATCAACGGCACCATCGCGAAACCATTGTTCGTGCTCACGTAGGACAACGACGTGGACAAGGCATTCGCCGTCGTGTCCTGAAACAACGCGACGACCACGCCCACCGCTCCGCTCGGTGACAACATCAATTCGCTGCTGATATACAGCACGCTCGTGGCATCAGTCGGCGTGATCGTCACGGTGAGGAATTCCGTCCCTTCCGTGTTTTGCGGGATCGTATCATCGGCTGGCACTGTCGTCGTGCCCGTCGCAACCGCTGTCGTCACGGCTTTGACGACTTGCACAGTGCCCGATGAGGATGAGGTCGTTGGCCCGTTCGGACTGCCGAACAGGATGGCGGTCGGTGTCGCGCTCGCGTCCAACGCCACACCGAAATCACCTTCGACTTGCGGCGAGCTGTGCGGTGTGGCTTGGCCGGCGACAGTGTGCGTCTTGATAAACTGTCCGACCGTGGCTGCGGTATTCAGGATGACTTTCGGCACCCATCCGCCAGTCGCGACCATGCCGGAGGCGTTGTTCGCGATGCCGTTCGGCTCGAGAATGACACCGATCTGGCGCGTGGCCAGTCCGCTACTCGTGGTCGTCGTGAAGCCGTTGGCGTTGGTGTTGTCGAGGATGACGACATTCCCGTAGACCAGTGCCCCGCCTGACTTGTTGGTGAGCAGGGCGGCCGTCGTGCGATTCAGGGCTGTATTAGGCATTAGATGGTTGCCGTGACATATTCGATGGCGATCACATCGCCCGCGGTTGGTGCCGCCGCAAACACAATCTGCGAGCGATCCGCCGACAAGGCAAATGTCGCGGGATCGCGGAAACTCCCGCCGACGCCCACGTGTTCCAGATACTCCGCAATATCGAGCAGATCGAAGGCGGTTGTCGCACCATCACCGAGCACGCGCTGTAAGCCGTGGAGCTGTTCGCCCCCGCTCATGGCCGTCGTTGCGCTCGTGACGCTATAGATGCCGTTCGTCGCGAACACGAATCCCGTGCCCGTCGCCCCCTTGATCAACTTCCCCGTCGTGCCGCTAAACAGCACGATCTGATCATCGAGCGCGGACGATGGCCCGAACACGTCACCCGCCGTCGTGAACTCCTGAATCAACTGCATGAACCACAGATACCAGGTCCGTGAGATCATGCCGGTGTTCGGATCGGCGATCGGCTCTTGAGGCGCCTGGAATAGTAACGCTCGTGGCATTAGCTCGTGCCCTCTGTCACGTTCTGCGGTAAGACACACTGGACCCATGCGCAAAACACTGGGTCATCGCAAATCAGTTCGGCCACTAGGTTCCTTCCGCGGCCGAGGCGCGTGATGTATGCCCGCTTGGTATAGTCCGCTGCCGCCCCGATCGTCATGGTCCGAAAGGCGCCCCAGGTATTGCCGCCGTCGCGGCTCAGGCGAATCTTGATTTCTGGCGCTGGCGCTGATGAATTCCCGACGCCCATTGCGGCCACGATCTCGAGACGCGGCACGAACACCATCTTGTTTTCGGAGTAGGGTAACGCAAAACGACGGAGCCGACGAAAGATATAGGTCGCAGTCGTCGTAAATGTGTTCGTGACCGTGACCGTGACCGCTTCGCCCGATCCCAGCGAGATCGCGTCGTGCGGACTGCCGTCGCTGACACTATACGAGGTCGTCCAGCCAGTCAGCGCGGCTTCGGTAACACCGTAAGTGCCCGCCGAGAGGCCGCTGAAGAGCTGTGACTGCCCATCCTGCAACGTGAACGTCGCTGGCGACAAGCTACCCGTGGTGCCGAAGGCGAACGACGTTGACCCACCGGGGATCGGCGTCGTCTGCTTGATGACCGTAATCGAGCCTTGCGGGTTAGCCCCGCACGCGCTCGGCGAGCCCGTCAAATTCTGCGCGAGGACGAGCGCCCATATCTTCCGCTGTGTCGCATCTGCCGTCGTCCACGTCAGGGCGATATTCGCCGACGACAGCGCGCACGTCGCATCGGCATTCAACGTGCTCGCGGGTGCGCCCGTGGCAGTGCGGAGAATCAGCCCTTTCGTGGTGGATGTTTTCGCGTCCCGCATGAAGGGGGATGGGGCACCGTTGATGCCGCCCCACCACGCGGAATAGTGCGAAGCGCCATCGTAGGCACCGAACGCGAGGTTGGCATCGACTGATCCCGATCCAGCCGTGGCGATCTTGCACGTTGACGAAAACAGCGCGAGGACGGGATTGTTGGCCGTGATCGTCGTGTTCTGCACGCCCGTCGAGGTCGGCTGCGTGATTGGCACTAGATTCGCCGACACCGCATCCCCGCCGATCGCGAGATAGCCGATGTTCCAATCCGGCGACCCGCTGACCGTGACGGTAAATCCATTCGCGACGAAGCCGATCGTGACCGGATCGGAAATCGTCGTGGCACTGCTCACGATATCTTGCTGGATGACGGTATCGATCTGAAAGCTCGTGCAGGCCGGCGTGATCGCGTTCGCTGTGACGCCCCAGCCGACTTGCACATCCGTGCCGCAGAGCGTGCCGAATCCATACGAGTGATACGCACCGCCGACTTCCCCGCTCGCGCCGGCATCTTGCGTGCTCAGTTTGAGCAACGCGACGGGATCGAAGCCGACATTGACGATGCCCGATCCGGCCGACACATCGTAAATGCCCACCGCGCAATCGACATCGGACCCGCCGATCACGATGGCCGTCCAGCCTGATCCGGCCAACAGATTCGTGTCGAGCGTGATATCGAAACTGCCGACATTGAGCGCGCTGACGTAGCCGCGCACGCGCGGGACGGCCCCGCCAAAGAACGCCGAGGTTGTGACCCAACTCAGGGAATAGGTCGTGTCAAATTGACGGGCCGATAAGCACACGCCGAACTGTTCACCGAAGCCCACCGACGTGCCGAGATGCGTCGTGCCATCATCGAACCCGTAGCAGTAGGACGCATTGCTCGTATCAGCGATCCCCGCCGAGGAAAATATGATCGCTTTCGGCGTCAGCGATGGATAGCGCACAAGGGAGACGGTCTGACTCCCGGTGCCAGTCCTGAGCGTGAACGGGACGATTTCAGCCTGAAGCGCCATTTACGGTGTGGCGAGATTCTGCGTGAAGATTTCGACGGACTGCTGATAGACCGTGCCGGTCAGACGATCACCGACGAGATGCTTGATGAACTGCGACGAATAGCAGTGCGAGATCGGCCGGTTCGGATGCCATTGCTGATTCGGTTCATCCCACAAGCCGCGTTCCGCCCAGCGACGGAGCGTCAGATCGAAGACGGGCGTCGTGTCGTCGCGGCCTTCGATGTGCAGATTGTAGAACCAGTGCCCGCGCTCTTGATACGTCCAGCCCTTCATCGCGGTTGCCGCAGTCGCACTCTGCAACATGAATTCAATCGCAAAGGTCGAGACACGCGCGGGCGTATAGCCGTCCGCGATGTTGACGACGCGCGAGCCATCTTGATCCAGCGACACCCAGATCACGGTATTCGCGATCCGTTGCAGTGTGTCCGTTTTGGCGCCCTGTTCGATGAACACGCCCTGGATCGGCGCAAACGGAAAATCGGGATCGCCGTTGTCATACCAGACTTCGCCGGTCTGATTGCCCATTAACCAGATTTCCCGATGACTGCGCCGCATGGCGATCAGGTTGTCGGAGGCTTCTGAGCGTTCGGCGATGTCGAGCCCGTCCCAGTCCGTGCCGTCCTCGAGCGCCGAGATTTGAAACGCGCGCGAATCCTTGATCAGGACGAGAAAATACCCGTCCATGAATTCGCCTTCCAACGCGGAGCCTTGCGGAAAGTCAATGTCCGCGATCAGCGTCAGGACGTTCGTGTTGATGTCGAAGATGTAGCCGTTCAGCCCCGAGGTGATGAACACCTGATGCCCAGCGGTGCCGTTGGCGCACATCGTTGGCGTGACGCCTGTGACCGTGGCGACGGTGCCATAGTTGGTGTTGCTCCCATCACTGAAGATTTCAAAGAAGCCCGTCCCGGCCACGGCGAATGTCCGCGAGTTCTGATAGAACAGCTCGACGCTCATGCCGGACCCGCCGAGCGTTGAGAACACTTCTAAGCCCGGTGCTGGCGCGAGCCACGTCTTGCTTTTGGCGACTCCCGGCGGCACGACTTCTTCATACAGGTTGATCGTGCGATCCGCTGATGCCGTGATCGCCGCGAGCGTATTGGACGGCCCGATGAAGTTTTCGACAATCATTGGGCCTCACATGCCGCGAGCCTGAGCGCGCCGACAGTGACACCGAGCGCATCGGCGATCCGTCGTAAGTGTTCCGCCTTGCGCCGAGCGATTTCATGCCGATCCACCACTACCACGCCCCAATACTTCAACGCCCGTTTCGTCTGATACCGTCGGCATCGTTGACGGTTGCACCGTTTGCAGATCCAACGTCCAGCTCGAGGCCCATGTTTCAACACATGGACCGTTGCTGGCGTCAATAGATGCCCGTGAACACAATGCGTCATGGGATCTTACGGACTCGCACACCTGTCGCGGGGAGGACCGCCGTGGACGCGACACGATCGAAAGGGTTGGACAGCACACTCCAGGCTGCGACCGTCGTCGCCCCACGCAACCGCACGGCCACATGGTAGCCCGTCGCGAACGGCAGTGACGTGAACACCGTCGCCGGCACGGGAATGATGCAATCGGCGAGTGTGGGATTCGCCGGATCATCGATGCGCACTTCATTTGGATTTTGCTGCACGGGCGTCGGCGGCACCGACACCTTGGACTGATTGCACATCCACGTCGAGGCCGCGTAGTTGGTCGGACTCTGCACGGGCTGTCCGCCTGTCGCCGGATCAACACCGGCCGCGAAGATCCCGACATCCGCCATGATCGGCACTTCGGCTTGCGCGTAGACCGCCGTCGGCACGAACAGACACACGAGACAGACGATCCATCGCTTCATTCGTTTCCTCCCTTGCCTACAATCCGACCAAATCACCTGTCGCGATCTGACCTTCAACCACTAGCAAGCCAGGACTCGCCGTTGACCCCGTGCCGGTCGCGAACAGTTTTTCGGTGCGAGTGGCTTTCCGACGACTCGTGGTCGCGAGATGCGTGCGATTCGCCGGAGCGGGCGCGGTCGCTCCTGAGAAGATGTCGGTAAACGCTTGCCGCACGTTTGCGCGACTCGGATTCACCGTGCCGGCAGCATCGAACATCGCATTGAACGCATCGCGCTCGCCCTGCGATCGCGTGATCCAGCCGGTGCCCGCCCACGCGAACACCGTGGCATCCACCGACGTGGAGCCGAGGTATTCATCGCGTGACACGGACGTGCGCCACACCCAGAAATCAGGCACCGCATCGGCATTGAGCAACGCTGCGAGCCCGGTCAGGTTATTCGCGACATAGAGCGTGTTTGTGTCGCTGTTGCCGGTGACGTGCGTTTTAAGTGTGGCCCGTTGTGCCGATGTCAGAGTCATAAATGCGGTTCGAGAATGGGCGGTAGCAGCGGTAAGGTATTGCCAGTCAGGACCGGACCAGACACCGCCCCATGATTCGCATGACCCGAGAGATCGAGGACTGTTAACGCCCCTTGCGCGCCCAGACGCCAATAACCGGCTGCATCTTGCGTGGCGGACGGCCAACGCCACTGGCTCGCGATCTCGTTGTAGTCGAGACAGCGATTCCAGAGAGCCACCATCCACAGGTTCCCGACGAACGGACGAGCGAGCAATGCTCGATTTCCAACTAAAGTGGCGGTCGCTGAATTGGCGGTAATTGTGCCTGTGCCAGCGCGTTGCGTGGTATACGTGAACTCTGATGGCGCCGTCACGAGATCGCCGATAAAGAGTCGGCACTGCGCATCGGCCGTGGTATCGAGCACCCAGGCGACAAAGAGCGGCTTGTTCGCGGCCACGATTGGCGCATTGGAGAAATTGACGCGCACTTGCGCGCTCGTAGTCGCACGCGGGATCGTGAAGCTCGTAAAGTTCGTTGGCGATCCGCCAAAGTCCGCAAAGAACGCCGACCCGCCCGCCCCACGAACGTAGATCCGTTGGTCGGCCGTCAAGCTCGTGCAGTTGAGCCAGGCCATCAACGTCATAAACGCCGAGGCATCCAACGTGTTTGACGTGCCGACGTTGAGGGCATCATTGGTGCCCCCGAATTTGAGCGGATTCAAGACATACGCGAGCGCGTTCGTCATGGATGACTACCCGACGTTGGCAATCGTCCAGGGCGTAATCTTCAACACCATGTTGGTCCCGCCATCGTTGTTCATGTTCTGCGCCGTGCCGTTTTTGACGTAGGGCGTAAATCCGTTCTGAATGCCCGCGAGGGAAATCGTGATCGTGCGACGTTGGAGCGCATCAGCCGCCGCGATGATCCACGAGCCGAGATATCGCGCGCCGCCCTGCGCCGTGCCAGACGGCGCATCGGTATCGTCGTCCGTTCCATCGACGTTGATGAGAAGACCGTAGAGATCGACCGTCGTGCCAGCGACGGGAGCCGCCGCCCAATCGGGCATCTCGATCATGGCATCGGCCCACAGGACCGCGCCGACCGTCGCATCGTTATTCGTGAAATCGGTGCCGGCCGTCGAGAAGTTGCCAGCGGCGATATCGGTTGCTAAGTTGAAGACGGTTTGCGCCGCCCCATAGACCGCGCGCTGATAGACCGTCTTCGACGCAACCGAGACGTTGAGCGCACTCGTGAGGTTCGGCTGATCCGTCGCGATGACGACACGTTGCGTGCCGTTGTCTTTGTTCCCGCTATTGACGGCGGTAGTCGTGCCAGCAATCTGCGCGAGATTGACGGATTGATTCGCCTCGAGATGCCCGATCTGCGCCGATCCGGTCGTGAGCACCACGGTCGCGTTGAGATTGCCAGCCGTCGCCTGTGACACCTGAACCGGCGTCATTGACGCGATGCCTTGAATCGTCGCGACGCCACTCGCTGCCGTGCCGGCCGTCCCACCGCCGGCCACAATCCACGGTGATGTGCCTTGCGTGACCGATGTCGTCGGCGCTGCGGCGAGCGACACCGCGACAGCCGTAGCATTCGCTCCGGTGTTTGCCAACGAGACTTGGAGTGGATTGGCCGCGCCGACAGCGGTGCCGCCTTGGTAGGCTTCGGCTTGCGCTTTGAGGTTAGTCGCAGTGCCTTGAATCACCGTCACGTTGCCGGTAACGGCGGTCGTTGATCCGCTGTCGGCGATTACATGCCCGATGACATTCGTGCCGGCGGGTAGCGCATTTGAGATGGCGGTGACGGCGCCCACCGTGGCGATGACACCTGTGCCATCGGTCGGCAGCTCCACGCGCAATGCGGTTGCGGCCGTTCCATGTCCACCGGAGACACCAGAGAGGTTGCCCCCGACGTTGACGCCGAGGTAATCCGCACTCGCCGGAACCGCGGCACCTGTCGCGCTCGCCGCCGCATTGCCTGACGATCCCGCGGCGACGTTGACTTTGAGAAACCCAGAGGCGTCCAGCGTGCCGCCGGCCATGTTGCCGGACGAATCAATGAAGCCTGCTGCCGTGCCGTCTGCTGGGAATGCGGCGCCGAACGTAGACGACGTGCCGCCGCCGCTACTCCCACCGCTCGTAACGAGCAATTCTCCGGCGTTGTTGACTTTGAGCGGCTTCGCGGAATTGGTGTTCTCATTGAGTGCGCCAACGAGAAGCGGCCCGTCTTGTCGGTTCATGGAAAGGCAACTTTACCGAACCGTGACGCGCGGATCAGTGCCAAGTCCGGTCAGATTCCCGACGCGCTCGTTCACCTGTTCGCGTGCGCTTTCGAGCGCCATGCGGGCATCGTCGGCGGCTTTCTGCGCCTTTGCGATCTTGGCGTCGTAGCTCGCTTCGACTTGGCGTAATTCTTCTTTCTTGGCTTCAATGGCCTTGTTGGCTTGTGCCCGCACGGCCGCGAGTTCGCTGGCTTTGACTTCGGCCGCATCGAATGCTGCGTCCAGCTTCGCCAGTAGTTCATTGACTTTGGACATCGACTACTCCCTAGCTATTCGTGGCGGCGAACGCCGTCACCGTGACAGTGCCGCTCGTGACGGTCGTGGAAATGCGCGCACGCATGGCGCCGGACAACAGATTCACGGACACGCGATGCGCCTTATCGATCGCGGACCAAGTAACGGTGCCCTCCGTGACCCACGTCCCGGTGTAGTCACGCGAGGGCGCCGATTCAATCAGCACCACGCCGGCTGCGGATGTGTGATCGAACGTCACGTAAAACGAGGCTTCGACGTAGCGCCCGCAAATCGACGCCGGCATGACGCCAATGGTCTTCTCGTCGTTCGTGGCCGATCCGGCGTTGATCAGGACGTAGCCGGTTTCAGGCAGTAGATTGATGTTGATGCCAGACATCGGACTCCTCTAGCCGTTGCTCGTCTGAATGTTGTAGCCGGCGCGGCGATCATGCGTCCAGGCTGGATCGATGGGCTGATCGGTCATATCCTGCACGGCATTCGTCCGCTTGCAGATCATCATGGACTCCGCGGCTCCGCGCATCACATCCGCTCGCACGTTCTGGTCCTGCACCGCATACGGCGTCAGCAGACGCTTCGCGAGGTTGTATTCCAGTAACTCTTCAAACCCAGGCGGAACGGCATATGAGGTCGTTGCGAGGTCGGCGAACACCGCGAGATGATTGCGCCGATACAGCACGAGTGCATTCGTCGCGATGTTCGGCACAGGCCACAACTGAAGGACGGCTAGATCGCGCGCGTAACTCGCGTTGAAATAGACGCCGGTCGCCAAGCTGTTTGACAGCGATTTGACTTGAATCGATTGCCAGGCGTCATCGGTGAAAATTGCGCGCGGGATTTCAATCGTGGAATTGCCCGCCGTGAACGCCTGAATCGTGGTCGTCGTCACCGTCGAACTCGGCACCGCTTCGGCCACGGTAATCACCGTGTTCGCGCCGAACACCGATGACACGACGGTATAGCTCCCATCGTTGGCGCCGCCGGACACCACGACTTCCGTGCCCGACGTGAACACGGCTGTTACGTCCGTGGCGACGGTAAACGTGCCGTTCGTCGGTGATGCGGCCGCGAGCGTATACGCCGTGCTGATCGTGGGATTCTGAAGAATCGCCGCACCTTCCAACTCGAACGGACGGGTCGTATCAAAATCACCGCCGGGACCGATCGTGTAGGTGCCTTGGTCCGCGACGAGCGGCCATACTTCCCGCGCCTGAAAGGCGGAGATCATCTTCTCGTTGTTGAGGATTCTGACGAGATTGTTCAGACGCCGCCGACAATCGGTATAGTCCGTCGTCGTGAGCGATTCGCCGACTGCCTTGATGTTACAGAGGTCGGCGGCGCCGTCGATGATGTCCTGCGCGGTGACACTCACACGCGCACTCCATCGATGATCTCGTAACCGTAGACCGGCCCCGTCGGCTTCAGCGCGGAATCACCGTGAATGGTCACTTCGATGCCCCGACCACGCGCGAAGCCGATCCAGTATTTCGCGCTCTCGACCTGGATCTTGTAGAACGGATCGGTTCCGTCGAGGGTGAACCAGAAGAGATCGATGGCGTCGAAGCCTTCGTCGATCGCGAGGGCGAGCATCCAGCAGAGGGAACCTGCAAACTCACGTTCAGTCGGAGTCTGAATGCGCTCGCGCGGATACACGCGACAGCCAGGGAGTGCAGGATCGGCAGTGAGGCGATAGATGGGTTTGTCTTGCTGTCGATACCAGTCATAAGCTGCTGGCCGTTTCTCCTGAATCCACCACGTCGGGTGTAAATCGAACCAGCGCGACCAGTCGGTGAAGTGTCCCGCGAAGCGCCGAAAGATTAGATCGTTGAGCCCCCACCGCTCCGCACCCGGATCGAATGGCGGAATGTCGCCCATCGACATCCCGCATCCGAGCAGTTCGACCTTACGAACTGGGCACTCCGTAGCTGTTGATCGTCGTCGCTACCGCGTCACTGAACGTGTTGGGCCCCCACCGATCGTTGGTGCCGCCGGCGAACATCGCCGTCAACCCGTTCGTCGCGTAGGGCACGTCGAAGTGGTTGCCGTACACGCTGTTGTTCGCGCCGCTCGTCAGCGTCACCTGTGTCGTGGACGTGACGCCGTTGTAGATGTAGGTGAAATGGTTGTTGCGAATCGTGCTCCCCGTGAACGGCGCGATGATGTGATTCGCGTTGCCCCAGAACTCGCAGTTCTGAATCACCCAGCTATTGAGCGTGCCCGTGCCAGCGCCCGTCGCCGACGAGATGCCGATGTCGCCCGATCCTGAGCAACTAAAGATCACGCAACTGTCGATCAGGATGTTGTTCGGCAGATCCAGTGCGCTGATCCCGTCGTCTGTGCCCGTGATGAAGCACCCGACGATTGAGGTTTTCTCGGAGCAATTCGAGGTCGGCGGATCGCCCGCGTTGACCAACTTGATCGCCGGCGCGGCCGTCGCGGAGCAGTTGAAAAAGATGTTCTGGATCAACCAGCCCTGCCCGTTCGGCTGCAACAGCGCACCCGTGCCGCCAGATGGAGATAGCCAGGTCGCGCCGCCGCCGTTCGGCGTGCCGCTCGTGGTCGCCTGCCTCGGGAGATTGCCCATGCCGATGAGCGTCACGTCATTGACGCGATTGGAGCTGAATTCTTCGGTCAGCACGCCCTGAATCCCGACCACGATGCCAGGCCGAAGGTAAGGGTTGACGGCCGCCATGGACGCATACGGCTTGGCGTAGCTGCCATCCGCCGAATCGGCCGAACTCGTGCTCTGCGGGCGCACCCACAGATCGACCGAGCCGTTCCCGGCATTCACGGACACCGAGGCGAAATTGGCGTTGATGTCGGAGATGTTGCGGTTGGAGAACACGCCGCCGCCGGAGATGGTAATCATTCACTGCTCCATTCAATCGCGCATGGCGCGAGAGACAGGCGAGACATCGCGTCCCGCCTGAATGGGTTTACTTCCGCTTCGACGCTTCGGGAATCTCCGCAACGTGCTTAATCGTGGTTGCCTCGAACGCTTCGGCTTCAGCCTTCGCCTTCGCGCTCATGTTCCGATCGGCGTAAGGCCGTTCCGCCGCCGCAACAGACAACGCCTGTTCGGACGCGATGAGCGCTGCGTGGGCTTCGGCTAAGCCCTGCACATACCCGCGCGAGAGCATGTTCGGCGCGTCGTTCTCCTCCGCCGGCTGCATGTGCTCCGTGATGATCTTGCCGGTCTTGTCGTCGCGCTTGACCTTGTAGAACATCGCCGGCCACTGTGGTTGTCCGATCTGTTCGCGTGGGCGTCCAGGCGGACCATACGGCGAGTAGCCCATTTCCCACTTCGCCGCTTCGCGTGCGTAAGCCGAGGCGGGGTTATGAACAACCCCGCCCGGTCCTGATCGATCGGTGAATGCTGCTGAAGCCATGTGCTCCTTTTACGAGACAGCCACGTCGAATCCGGTCGTCGTGCCCGCGAGCGCAGGGCAATACCAGAGTTCGTTGTAGGCCGTCAATTCGATCATGGCGCGTCCCGACGCATCGAACGTCAGCGTCACGATCCCCGATCCGCCGACGCCGCCCGCCACGGTGACGACGTGCGCTGCCGCCGTCAGATTCAGAATGGTCAGCTTGCAACCGTTCAAATCCTTCGTCGGCACGGCGAGCGTCATACCCGTATGGGCCGTGCCGCTGATGACCGCGAGTGCATCTGCGCCAGCCGGCGGCAAGGCGATCGCGCCGTCTGCCGAGTAGCTGTTGATGACGCGCGCCCGTCCGGCGATCGGGAACGCATCCACGGTCTGCGGCGCCCCGGTCTGTGTGTAGTCCGTCGCCGCGCCGTCCGTGACTTGCGCTCCCGAGGCGTGAGCCACAGCGATCGTGCCGTCCTGCCCCCGCAAGACAGGCACGGTCAACGACGCGGCAACGTAGCCTTTCGTGATCTTCATCGTCTCGTCATCGACGCGGATGTAGTTGCCCACGGCGAATCCGGTCGAAGCGGCGACGAGAATTTGCTTATCGCTGACGGCGCACGCCGCTGAGAGTGTGGTATTTGCAAGTGCCATGACTTAGCTCCACAGCCTGACGGCGAAGTAGGGAAGAATCGCCGCGACCCCGCCGATGGTGTCGCACCGCGACGGCTGCTGATCCGTCTGGATGTTGTATTGCTCGACCCAACGCATCGCGATCTTCGTGTCCGCATCGCCCACGGTTTTCGCATTCGCGCCCGCGAGATTGTCCGGCAGATCGACCATCGCGAACGCGAAGGCCGCCGGGTTGAACATGAGCGACTGCCGCGAGGACTGCGCCGCCATCGTGGCGCCGGTCGTGCCGGTCGAACCCAGGAACGTCAACGCCGCATCGTTCGCCGGCGATGCCGTGACCGTCTGGAGCTGTCCGCTCGGAATGATGCTCGGCGAGATGTTGAGAGTCGCCGTGCTCGAGCCCGACACGTCGGCGGTCAGCACGAACTGCTGAAGCACGCCCGTGTCGGTGTAGCTCTCCGGGTTGACGCCGTTGACGCCCGCGATCGTGAACACGTCGCCCGCTTTGAGCGCATAGGTGCCGGCGCCGTCCACCGTGATCGAGGAACCGGTCTGCGACGCGCTTGTCATCGCCCACGTCGAAGACGTGAAGGTGCCGGTCGTGTGCGTGGGGATCAGCGGATCGTAATACCAGCTATCGACGCCGAGAGCCGCATTCGCGAACTGCCCCGACTTGAAGTAGGTCGAAATCTGCGCCTGCGGATTGAACAGCGCGAAGTTCGCCGACAGCAAGGCCGACTGCGTAAGCGGGTCGATCACCGCGCACAGTTCGTCGTCAGGGACGGCGTTGTTGTGCAACAGCGCGACGGCATCGGTGATGGTTTTGTTCGACGTGATCGGGACACCGGGCGAGCCGGCCGAGAAGTAAACCGCCTTGTAGACTTCGGCGCCCGCGACCGCATCCCACTTGTTTGCCTGTCGGCGTCCAGCGGGACGGGTGTAACGGTCCTGCACTTTTTCGACTTCCAACGCGGTCTGGCTGGAGGACCAGCCCATACCGACTTGGAACTGATGGTTGATGGTGAGGGGCACCGTCTGGTTGAGGATGGACTGCTGCACGAGTCCCTGTCCCTCAAACACCTGCCAGCGCTGTTGGATGCGCACCTGCACGGTGTCGCCGATCTGCGCGCCTTCGGGCTTATCGCCCCAGTTCTGTTTTTCCCAGCTTCGATCGAACTGGCCGATCAACTTCAAGTGATTCTTGAAGTTCATCGCCACGTCCTTGGTCACCCAGGTCGGCGTGATGAATGTGTTCGTTGCCAATGCCGTCTCTCAGTAGACGGCGCACGGACCTACTACCGGCGTTTGCGACCGAAAAATTTTTCGTGATTCGCAAGGGACATATCGTTGTCGCCGGGCGGTTCGTCGCCTGTCTTCAACGGCCCTGTCCCCACCGGAGTCGGAGGCTTGGGAGCCACGATTACCTTGGCTGCGGGTTTCGACGCTCCGGTTGCCCCGTTTGACGGAGGCGCGTCGGTGGCCCGCATGTAACGATTCACACGTCGGCGTAGCAAGGCTACGGATGGTTCATTCAAGTCAAGCGATGACGCGAACCCGATGGTATCGACGTAATCGTCAACATGAGTGGCGAAATAATACACGAGTTGGGCGGGATTGTCACTAGTGACGATCACATGCCCCAAAATGTCGGGATAGCGGATATCGTCCACCGCCTGCACGCGCTCGTCGTAGTCCGGCGTGTGCGCTTTGAACGCCGCGATGTTGGCTTCGACTTGTGACGCGAGTTTTTCGCCTTCTACCGCCGCGACACGATGCGCTTCGGCTTGCTGGCGCTCGGTGAATTGCTGCTGCGCGGCGTGGAGTTCCTGTCGCAGCGTGTGAACCGCGAGCGCCTTCGTGTAGGCCGCATACGGATCAGGATCGCTGGCGAAGTCTTCGATCTTCGGTTCCTTCTCGGAGAAGGGCGCCGAAGGAGCGGCGGCAGGCTCGCGTGTTGGCGAGGACACGCTAGCTCGGCGCTCGGCTTCTTCGGCGCGTCGTTCGGCTTCTCGCCACTTGCGCGTCAGTTCCGCAATGCGCGGGGAGTCGGCCGGCGTGGCGTCCTGCCTCGCGGATCGTCTGCGCTCAGTGTCGGATTTTGTGAACTGGCCTTTGTCGTCGCGCGCCCGTTCCGCTTCGGTTGGCACTTCGGCGACTTCGCCATTCGTTGGTGCCGGTGTCGTTGCCAGCGGTTCTTTTGCCGGCGCGCGATCCTTCCCAGGTCCGAATTGCGCTTCATGGTCCGCGAGTGACGTGGACTCTTGCGGGTCCGGCGTGGTGGGCGGTGCGGGTGTCTCGGTCGGCGTAGTCGCAACTACGGTATCCATCTAGGCTCCACTTCCGTTCGTCGGTGTCGGCGCCACGTCGGCTTCGTGTTCGATCTGTTCGTGCGCGTGTTCGTTCGCCACATGCGCCATGCCGAGTTCGTGCGCGTGTGTCTGATGCAGGGAATGCAGCTCGTGATCGCGTTGCTTCGCCGCTAAGCGCGTCTCATGTTCCAGATCCACGAGCGTGCGGATCTGCTCCACAATCACATTCAGCGCATCGGACTGCTGCTGCTGGGTCGCTTTAAGGTCCGCGACCATGAACGCGGTTTCCTGCTGGATCTTCGCCAGTTCCAATTTCGTTTTGTTGTCGTGGTCGCTGATCACGGTATCGGCCAGGGCTTTGATTTGGGCCTGCTCCATCCGTGCGCCCTTGTCGGCCTTTAACTGCATGTTCTCTTGCGCGAGCATTTGCGCGTGCTGCGTCAGTTGCAGGAGACGCGGATCGACGGGCTTGCCTTGCTCCAACATTTGCACGACGGCCGGCTGAAGCATCGCGCGATACCGCTTCGCGAGATCATCGTCGCCAACCATCTCCATGAATCGATCCCCGATCACCGTCAACTGCTCGGGCGACTTTTCGATGATGCCGCCCAACAGAGTCAGCATCTCTTGACGTTTCGTTTCGTAGAATTTCGAGACTTCGATCGCGACGTTGAACGATCCATCCTTCGTCAACGCATACGTCTTCGGCTCGTGGCCTTGATGCGCGGGATTCTCCTCATCGAACGCTTGCGGCTTTCCGTTCGGAGTCGGTCGCACGAACGCTTGCCCGACCATCACACGTTCCGGCTTCTGCGACCCGTTCATCATCGAGACGATCCGGCCTGGGCGTGTGCCGTAGATCGGATACAGCAAGTCGTTCACGATCTGGCCTTCGTAGTGAACGGATCGAATCAAGTTCGCGAGATAGTTCGACGTGCCCCGCGCCGCTTCGTCCAGCAGCGTGCTCGCCATTGCGCCGGAGCGCACATCGGGATGCGTATCCGCGAGATTCGCTTGTCCGATCGTTGCCATGATCGATTGATCGAACGCGCCAATCATCAACGCCATCGCCTGAATCGGCGGCTCGGCCTGATTGCGAACGGGCGCAGTAATCGTTTGTCCTGTGGATGGATCAATGTCGTTGTAGAACAGGGCCGTCCAATTACGAGTTGATTGCTCCTTCCACTGGCCTTCAAAATTCTCAATCGCCCGAAACGGCACGAGCCACGGCGCCTTCGGTGCCATCGCGATCGCTTCAACCGCGCTGCTCACCATCGCGTTGTAGGCTTTTTGCGGATCGCGCGAGGGCCGCACGAGTCCTTCGACGCGCCGCTCTTTGTCGAACGAGTGCATCTCCTCGCCGACGACTTTGATGATGGGAATCGATGGTCCTTCCCACTGCGTTTCGGACAGCGTGTGGATGCCATCGATCACCGCGAACGTAACCGACGTGTAGACTTCTTCGCGCGTGTCCAACACGGTCACGCCTTCGGGCAGCACCTTCGGATCGTCCAGCGCGAGCGACGAGCCATCCGCCAACAAGGCGACCGTGCGTGTCGAGGGCACGATCGTCCAATACTCCGACACGCGCACGCTCCGCATCGTGCCTTCGGTCTTGAACCACTTTGGCGCTTCGTCGCCGAGTGCGCGCCAATCGGAATCCGTCATCGTGTCACTGGCCGCTGGATTTGGTCGGCCATTGGCGAGCCGTGGATACATCGTCTTGTAGATATCCCACGGCAGATCGCGGCCAACGAACGCCCACTTTGCATCGGACCCGTCCGGCTGTTCATGCGTCGGATCGAGCATCACGGAGAACTGGTTGAAGAATCGTCGATAGACAATTTCCTTGTCGTGGGAGCCTTTGACGTATTGCGTGAGGATGCCGTAGTAGCCTTCGCCCGCAATCGCGGCCCGACTCGCCGCCCACATGCGCGCGTCTTTCGCGTTGGAGTGTCGCTGAATCCGCCGCGCGAGCCCTTCGCGCAATTCGATTTCGCTGTCGTCAATCTCGCCAACGAAATCATCCGCCGCCGTGATCGACATGCCGAGGTCGGCTTGGAGTAAATCGTTTTGGAGTTTGCGGATGGGATCGCGAACTTTGTTGATCGTGAGGCACGGACGCGCGGGCACGGCGGGATTATTTCCAGCGGAGGCCATCCCTTGCCGGAGTCGCTTGATTTCTTCGTCCCACTGGGTTTCGCCTTCGTAGAAGCCGAGATCGTCGCGCACGCGCTGCCGCTGGTCCTTAGAGGATTCTTCGCCCTGCTCCCATCGTTCCCGCGCGAGTTCGAGGTTGACGGCCATTAGGGCTTGACGCGCGTGGGCAGATTCGCGCTCGGGGTGCGCGCGAATTCCGCGATCTGTTTCAGCGTCATCGAGGCGCGCAGTTTCTTCGCCTTGGGAAACGTGGCGCCATGTTCCGCGGCACGAAATAAATTCGCCTGCGCCTTAGAAACGCTTGGCAATGAAATGCTCCTGCCACGTTGGCATGTGCATATACCCGCAGGATTCACAGATGTCGCCGAATTCGGTTTCACGGAACATGCCGCCGAAATCACACCGCTCGCAGCGCTCTTCGCGCGTCAACCGAAACGCATCGGGGATGTAAGCCTCGCGAGTTTTCTGTAAGCGCAAATCAGGCATCGGCCTTCACCGCTCGATCGTCTTCGCCGATATGAAACACGCCCGCTTCGCGATTCGTCTCTCGCCCGATGTCTTCGGGGTAATACATCACGTAGCACTTCGGGCAGATGTAGCAATCCTCGAACGTATCGTGATTCATCACCGTGCCGCATTCAGGACACGGATCGAATCGCTGCGCGATGGGTTGTCTCATCGCTGCGCCTTTCGCTCGGCTTGCTTCTTCTGGAACGCCGTAACTTTTTCGGCGATGTCGGCAGGGAGGGGCGGGAGTTCTCGCGGTGGTTGATTGACCAGCGAGTGATGCACGAATGCGCGTGCCTCATCGCCGCCGTTCGGATGTTGCACGATTGCGTCGAGTAGGGCGGTGACTTTTACGGAATCGATTACAGGTGGACGGGACCACGGATCGCGGGCGAGATGTCGTCGGAGTTTCAACAACCGTTCCGGCGACACGTCGCGGCTCAGGAGACGCTTTGCGAGGTCGGCGGCATCGAAGGGCATCAGACATCCAAGCGCGAGATCAAATCCTCGATGCGCGCGCTGGCGGCTTCGACCTGAAATCCAGCGTTTCGCAACGCGCAGACCACGGCAGACCACGGCATCGGCGGCGTTCCAGCCACGTCGCTGCTCGTTGGACCGGTCGCGCGCAACACTGGCGCCAACCGCTGCTCCAGAAGGCCGAGACGTTGATGGAGTTCTTCGATGCGTTTCTCGTTCGCGGTCAATTCGCCGTTGACGGTCGGATTCGGCGTCGGCACGTTCGGCTGCGGATACGCATTCGCTGTTCCCGCCTGCCCGAGATACGTTCCAGATGTTTGATTCATAATTCACACCTCGCGGAAGTTATCTCTCGCCGTTACTTTTTGCGCTCATGGGTGATTAGCATGAGGGCTGGTTCAAGAACGGCGAGAAGAAAGAACCATGCTGGGTTAGGGCCAACTCTAGCACAAATCAAGGCTTATGCCATCCAACTATCGCGGCCAGTCAATCCCGGCTGGTATGGCCCGCCACTCATCGCGCGGGTTTTCGCGGCGCGTGCCTCGCGTTCCGCTTCGGTCGGTCGATTCGCGCAGAAGTTTAATTCGATGTTGGACGCCGCTCGCGCGACGTTGGCGAACCAATCATCGTCTTTGATTTGGCGCACCGGGTTGTTCGACACGGAGCGCAAATGTTCGTCCCAGACGATGCCCGCTTCAAACGCTTGCGCCATGAACGGCCACGGCTCGAGCCCCACATGCGAGACTTTCAGCCAGCGTGATTCTTCGTCGTTGATGCCGAACGCTTCATGCCCTCCGGCGTTGCGGCGGCGCATGTAACCAGCGAGTTGTTCGATCAACGCGAGGCGGACATCAGCGGCGTTCGCGTTGTCGCGATACGCCGGACGAAAACCCGCGCGATGCAGGAGTGTGAGATTCGTAAACCGCGTGCCATTGTTCGCGACTTGTCCAGGCGGCGGACACGTCGTGCGGAACTGCACATCCGGCAACGCGCCGAACCATTCTTCGCGATGCTCTTGCACGACGGGCAGGAAATCTTCAAGGAACAAATTTTCACCGATGATGCCGGCGAGAAACGCCAACCCGCCCGAATGGAACCGTTGCGCCACACACCACACAACGTTGAACTTGCCGAAGTCGAACGCTTCGAGTAGGGGAATGGAGCTATCCACACGCAACGGTCGGACGTGCAACTGCCGCCGGAAGGTTTCCTCGAACACCGCTTCGCCGATCACGTTCACGCCGCGCGTGCCGAGAATCATCGGCCCGTGTTTCGCGTGGTCTGGTGGGAACGTGCGTTCCATACGCTCGATATCGGCGGGATCGAGGTTGTAGGCGTTGTCGCGTAACCGCAGCCGGTAATACTTCCGTCCCTTAATCGAGTTGTCGGTAGGGAATCCGCCGTGCCGCCCATCGGCGAGCCAATGATTCGTGCCTGGGGGATTCGGCGAGAACGTCAGTTGATGCGGGAAACCTTTTTGCCGCAGCGACGCGCGAAGCTCCTGCCCGATATCGGCGGGGAGTTCTTCGGACTGATCGGAATACACGCGCGACACATCAAGGCCGCGCAACTTTTCGTAACGCTGATTCGCGTTCGCGGCTTTCAGTCCGAACGCATAAACCTTCGACCCGTTCGTGAAGTTGTAGCAGAGTTCGCGCGAATCCCATTCGTAGTCGGTGGCGCCACGAATGCGACACAGCTCCTCGAATCGCGGGATCAGTTTCGTGCGTGTCGCAGTGTCGGAGTAGCGAAAAATCAGGCTCTTAATGCCGGGATATTTCTTCAGGTAGTAAATTTCATTGTCGAGACAGAGCGTCGTCTTCGCACACATACGCGAGCCTTCGACATCGCGCTCTGGTGTAGTGTCGTTGAAAATTTCTTCGTGAATACCCTGCCACGGATTCAGCGATTCCGGTAACGGCTTCTCGGATTCGGATTCGAGTTCACTCACGATTTCTCTCCGAGAATACGCGCCGTCCAATCCGACTCCGATAGCTTCGCGCGTGTAAATTCTCGAGCCGTCGTGCGGAGTGGTCGCAACGGTGCGCGTTCCGGTTCTTTCGTGATGATCACTTCCGGCAGATCCGGCGGCGCCGGCCCGACGCATTCGACGCAGCGCACCAGTTGCCGCTTGATGTGCTCGAACTTCATCACGAACATGGGTTGCCGGATGTAGATTCGTTTCCCGCAGGAACCGCACGAGACTTCAAGATTCGCGCGGGTCCATTCGCTTTTCGCGCTCACAGGCCCATCCTTCGCTTCGCCCAAATCTCCTGCTCCCACGAGGATTGTTTCGATACGGTCGCGAATCGTAGCGGGAGGCCGCGCCGTTGCGCTTCGGCGACGAGTTCAGCCTGGAGCCATGCGCCGCCGTCGCGTTTCGGAATGACAAGCCCATCGTTCCACGCGCGCTCGTCCAGCGCCCAGAACCACGCGAGTAAATCGAACTCTTCCGCGTAGCTACCGAGTGTTTTCTCGCAATCGGTCAGCATCCAGTCGTGGATGGTGAGCGCCTTACCAGATATCAGGGGTTTTTTCTTCTTAGGCGGGGTGTTTCCGTTGCCGTTATCGGGAGGAGCCGTCGTCAGAAGTGGTTCTGCCTGCTGCTGATTACCCTGCTCTAACGAATGATCTGAATCTCTCAATAACCCTGATCTAGATGCTTCTGCTTCTGCTTCTGCTTCTGCATGTGTTGACAGTGTTGACATTTGTTGACGACTGTTGACGCTCTTGTTGACACTTTTGCGTTTTGATCGTCGTTCGGCCTGCTTTCGACGGAGGTATTCGCGCCGGTCGTCGGCGTTCATTTTCTCGCGGTATTTACGATGGTTGACGAGCCGCCAGCCGCCTTCAACAGTTTCAATGCGCCGGCCTTGAAACTCTTTCGTGCGGGAGTAGGGATCTGGCGCTTCCAACTCGCGTAACGCGCGCTCGCAATCCTCTAGCGAGACACGCGCGAACGTCGCTAGCCCGGGTATTGAACCTTCAGCTACGCCGTTCTGGTCGGCCATCGCCATGAGCGTGATCCACACCAGCCGCGTCTTGTCGTCGGCACTCCAAATTGTAGACGCCAAAATCGATTGGAACAGTTTGGTGTAGCCGGGCATTTGAGCGTCAACAGCATACGCCACTTGTCAACAAATCTGTCAACAAATGAAAGTGTGTAAACTTTTACCAATTTCGCTCAGGACGCGATTTCCACAACCCATCCGCTAGGGAGGTAGCCGAAACCGTTCCGCGTTCAATACGGCTCAATTCTGGCCGAAACAAGGCCATGTCCATTTATGGGATTTTCAATAACTTGCAGTGTGTGTAATTTATTGTAATCTGTCGTTTTGTGGTTGATTTATTGTTATGTGTTGATATATGCGAGCAGTGCGCAGTAGTAATTGACGTGCGCGCTACCGCTTTGGTATTATCCGCGACTATGGCAAAGAAGAATCCGCACGCTGTCGCGCTCGGTCGGCGCGGCGGCTTGGTGTCCTCTCTGAAAAAGCGGCTCGCGGTTCAGAAAAACGGGCGGCTGGGTGGGCGACCAAAGAAGACCGCGCCGAGCGCGGCTTGACAGCGCTTAGGTTTTATGTAAAGGTATTCCCCAAGGAGAACACATGCAGAAAGAAATCGCGACATTGATTGAGTCCATGACGAAGAAGCGCGACGAGTTGGACGCAGCCATCGGCGCATTGTCGCGCGTGCGACTGGTTGAGAAGCCGCGCCACGCGGCCGTGGTCGCAGCTCCCCAGAAGCGCAAGCGGTATCCGAAGATGAAGTGGTCGGCAGCGCATCGCGCGAAGTTCATTGCCTCTATGGCGGCGCGAAAGGCGAAAGCGAACGGCGCGATTGCCGGTGAAGGGCCGACATCAGTTGTGGATACGCCGCAGGCGTCGTGATGTGGCGCTGGATTCAGCAGTATGCGGAGGGGAAATGATGCTCTATCTGTTCGAGCGGATCGACGGACTGACGGACTCCTACCACTCCGAAGGCGGCTTGGTTGTCATCGCTGAAGATCGCGTGAGTGCTCAAGCGCTTGTGTTGGAGCGTCAGAACTGCGAACTAGACGAATATGATTGGAGCAAGGCGAAAGAGTTCGAGTTGGTCGGCGTAGCCGACGCGCAGTTGTTTGTTTTTCCAGACGCCGGATGCTGCTGATGGACATGACCGATACCCGCCTCGCGCACGCGAAACCTGAACGTCGAAAGCGGACGAAGGGCCGAAAGTTGCGCAAGGTATCAGCTCGAGCCAGATCGATTCGCGCGCAGTGCGTCGAGCGTGACGGTTACTGCCGCGTCGGGAAAGACGCCGACGACTACACCGACTGCATCGGGCCGAGCGAATGGGCACACTTCGGGGAATTCAAGCGGGCGAAGACGCGCGGACAGGAACCGGAGCGACGGCACACCACGGCCGGATCGTTCATGGCGTGTCGCGGGCATCATCACGATTACGACGCCGTAGAATTGATCATCGTGGCCATGGATCGAGAACGCGGCTGTGATGGCGAGTTGACGTATGCGCGAAATCCCTACTGACGGGCGGTGAATCGTGCAGGGGACACGCCGGGAATGACTGAACGCGAGAAATTAGCTAGAGCCTTGAGGCTTGCGAAGGAAGCGACGAATGGTTGGGCCTGCTACGCCAAGCGGAAGGCGGAACATGCCGAGATCGCGCGCCTTCATCGCGCGATTGAAATTCTCGAGCAGGTAGCCGGGGACACGCTCCATGAGTGAACGGACAACAATGGAATCTGGAAAGGCTAGCCCCATGACCGCCGACGCCCGCCAGCTGGAAGTGATTGCGCCGAAAGAAGGCGACGTGTTCGGCTTCGCCTACAACCAAGCCGAATACGACAAGGCGCACGGCGATTTGCGCTGGTGCTTCGATGGTCAACTCGTGTGGCAGGACGGCCAGTTTGTCGATTCGTATTGGGGTTTGGTTCGGCGAGGCGTCGATGGACGGACGTTCTCACTGGCCGATGCGCAAGCGAAAGGCATCCTCCACTACGTGTGCAACCTGAACGACGTGGAAAAGATTCAAGACTACGAATTTGAACTCTACGCCGAAGGTGACGCCTTCAACCTCTCGCATCAACACGGCTGCTACAAGCACTACGTGAAGCGGAAGGGCGCGCGGAAGTCGGTGGACCTGATGCGGGCCGCGCTTGACCGAAAGGTCACGGATGCGCGCCACGGCATCGACCGCGCGATCCGAAATCTCGAATACGCCGTGCTGCGGCGCGAGCAACTAACGCCACGTATCGAAGCGGGCGAGGAAATCTCGATATGAACTCGGGAGGTTCGATGACCGCCGACGCCCGCCAATTGGAGGGCTCTACTTACGAGCCAGACACATCGCTACGGCAAGCTAAACGCGCGGCCTTTGACAATCCCACGCAAGCGAATCTTGATGCGCTGATCGCTATAGCGAAGTCGGAGGGTGTCGCCTACGCCCTGGAACGCCGGATCGAAACTTTCGTAGAAGAACTACGTGCTGAGGCGAAAGCTGTCCCGGCTGGTGAATATGGAACGTGGGAGAGTGACATTCGTAAGACGAGGCGCGAGACGTTGCATTATTGCGCCAAGCGTTTGGCTGCCCTCGTGCGCGCCGGAGGCGTGGAGCGGACGCCAGACTTACACAGCGCGATTATGAACATCCCGTGCGAGGTGCCAAGCGATGCAGATGACAAGAGCTATCGCATCGGGCATCGAGAAGCGCGACATGCAGCGGCTGAACTCGTTGCGGCACGGGGAGCCGTGGAGCCGTCAGCGCAGGAGCAGAAACTGGATCTGGAAGCGATTGAATCGAGGCTGCGTATCTTCACGGAGTTGAATAGCGACTGGCTCAATTCGCAGCGCGACGGTTCGGCCCTTCCAGGGCTGATGCGGATAGATGTTCCAGCCTTACTTGCAGAAGTAAAGCGGTTGCGATCCGCCCGCCCCAGCCCTCCATCCGCCACGCGGCAGGAGGAGTCCTCGCACGGACGGATCGAAGTGTATGGCGTGGAACCCGATCAAGGCGGTGATGGGGATTGGCATCGGCTGACGTTTACGGATGGGTGGCAGATTCAGATTTTCACTGACCGCCCGCTGGTCGTGATCGAACCGGAGAAGCACTGATATGGACAAGGATTCACGGGCGCAGACTGATTCTCGCGTGGAGTCGCCAGCGCAGGAGCCGCTACTGAAACAGGTCGAAGCGTGGCTTGCTGGCTACCATAACTCAGTGAACGGTCGCGGCTGGCAGAATCAACCTGCAATCCCGGCCGACCTCCTGGAAGCTGTAGCCGTGCGGTTGCGGGGAGCCCGCCCCAGCCCTCCACCCGCCGAGTTGGAAGGCGTGTTGACGAATGCCAAGGTCGTAGAACTGCGCGAGTCGTGCCACATGACCTACAACGGCGGCTGGCATCACAGCGAAGACGGGATGAAGGCGTTTCATCACGGGATGGATACTGTCTGCAATGTGCTCGAATCGTGGCTTGAGAAATCGGCCAGCCCTCCACCCGCCACGCCGCAGGAGAAAGCATGACCACGTTCTATGACTTCAGTGGAGGTATGGAGAGCGCCGCGGCGCTGGTTGTGGACCGTGATCGTATCCAGGCGCTTGGAGCTGTCGTGCGGTTCGCTGACACTGGGAAGCAATTCCCTGAAATGGCGGCGTCCATCGCGCAAATCGAAGGGGTGCTCGGATTTCCGATCGTGACGGTCCCAAGGCGTATCACGTTCGATGAGTATCTGTTTGATCGCGGCGGGATGCTCCGCAAAGGCATGAACGACTGTTCGCGCCGTATGAAGCGCGGCAATCTGAAACGCCACGCCGACACCTTCCCGAAGCCGTGGGAAATCAACCTCGGGTTCAACGCCGACGAAGACGATCGAGCCGAGGCGTTCACGGCACGGAACGAACGCTCGTGGTGCCACTGGCGCTTTCCGCTGATCGAAGCCGACGTGACCCGTGAGAAGTCCTGGGACATCTGCCGACGTGCAGGCTTTTCGATTCTCGTGGGCATGTATGAAAAAATGGGCCGGTTCGATTGCTTCTGGTGTCCGAACCAACGGCCATCCCAGGCACTGAAAGTTATCCAACACTATCCAGAACTCGCGGGGGAATGGCGTGCGGCCGAGGAGCGAAAGGGCCATTCGTTCCTGTCGATTCCGCTGAAGCTGCTCCCGGCTGAACTGAAACGACGCGAAGACGAGAAAGCCCCGCTATTCGCGTGCGCGTGCTTTGGCGGCGATGAGGACGTATTCGAGGATGATCTGCTTCCCGCCGCTCCCCGCGGGGCCGACACGCCAGGACAGCCATGACGACTGAACAAGTGCAACGTCTGCGGGCGCTTCGCACAGCGATGGCTGCTGATCGGTATAAAACTGTGTTTTGCGCGAAGTGCGGGACCGATACGGCGCGGCTATCAAGAGGCGAGTGCTCCGAGTGTTGCCATCGATACTACCTCCGTGTTCGCGATGCCAAACTGGCGAAGCATCGAGCGCGCAGTCGTCTTCCCAAGGCAATGCAATATGACCGAGAGCGAAACTCTCCTAAGAATCCCCGTTGGCAGGCTCGTCAAACGCTCAGGCTAGCAGTTTACGCTGGCAAGATTGAGCGACCAGCTAACTGCTCGCGTTGCGGCGTTGACTGCATCCCTCACGGGCATCACGAAGATTACGCGATGCCGCTGGTGGTGACGTGGTTGTGCCAAGCCTGTCATTCATTGCGCCATCGTGAATTAAGGGCACAGTCTCAGCCCTCAGAGCCGCCGCGATGAGCGAGCCGACCATGAAACGTAAAACACTTCGCGATGAGTTTGCGGCTGCGGCTCTTGTGCATCTCGCCGTGTTTTGGCCGGAAGAGTTTGAATTGCCGCGACCCTCGCAGTCCGCCGACTACGCCTATCGCATTGCCGACGCGATGATGGAACGCCGGAAACGCCAACCAGTGAACGACCACGACAAATGGCCGAAGCGCGACAAGATGCAACGGAACAAGCGATGACTGAGAATCCTCCCGTCCTCTACTCGCAGGCGCGGCCCAGAAACGAGCAGACAATCAAGGATGCGATCGTGTTTGGGCAACTTCGGTGCGGCTGGACCCAGGATGCCGCGTGGTCAGCATGGAAGGAACAGGAAGCCTTGTATTTCGAGAGTCGCAGCCCGGATGGTGACGGGCCAGTCGCGATGCCGCAGTCGCCGTTGCATAACGACGAAGCAAGAGCACAATGCGGAGCCGGGTCAGAACCGGCCGACTCTCACACCCCTCCTGCTCCTGTCGTCGCCGAGGTCCGGCGAGCGCCGCTACCCTTAGAAGGGATCAGAGAGCGCTACCGTCTGTTTGAGACATTGAATCGTGACTGGCTCAATTCGCAGACATCACAAACGCTGCCTCTGTTGATACGTCAAGACATTCCCAATCTGCTCGCCGAAGTCGCGCGACTCACCGCCGAACGGGACAAGGAATACGACCTCGCTGAAGAATGGAAGAAGGCGACGTATAAGGCAGAAGCCGATCTCGAAGCCCTCCGCACCAGTCTCCGAGGACTGGAACAGCAGTGGCGCGTGCGAGGTTTACTCAACTGTCCAAACATCCAGCAACCAGCGAGCGGCTGGACGCAACAACAGTTGTCGGCTCGTCTCGGAGGCTCGATTCTGTTAATTCATGCTGACGAGTTAGCCCGCCTGCTCACCACACCAAAGGAGCCGAAATGATCGCGATTCAGAAAAGCGAGACAGCCGATACTCGGACCTGCGACTACGCCAACGTGTCGAAAGAGACGCTGCTGGCGAGTTCACATCAGCACATCGGCGACGTGCATCAGGCGCTTGGGTTTTTCGGATTCCTGCTGATGAAGGCCGCAGACGAGCACGATACCGACAAAATCACGGACATCGACGGCTTTCACCGCGACTTCTTGACGGGCTTCAAGCAGACGGAGTGGTGGGATGCTCACCGCAAGCTCAATCGCCATCATCTGACGCAGGACGACGGCATCCCGGCCGACGTGAACCTGATCGACGTGCTCGACTTCATCGCGGATTGCGTGATGGCTGGCATGGCGCGCAGCGGCAGCGTCTACGATCTGAAGTTGCCGCCGGAACTGCTCGAACGTGCGTTTCAGAACACCGTGACGCTGCTCAAGTCTCAAGTCGTCGTCCAGCCGACCACACCCGAGGAGCCCTAAACGTGCGAGTAGGTCTAAACAATCCCGGCGGCATCCCAATCGGATCGGATCTGTTGTCCGTCCTCGCGGATCTGGGCGTGCAAGCGTTGCGCGTGGACGTGCCCAACGAAGGCGATCTCGCGCCGCATGTGCTGCCCTATGTCGGATCAGGCGTTCGGCCGTTGTTCATCATTCACCGACCCGATCGGCATCAACCATTAGCGGATATCGCACTCGAACAGCTTGGACACGACGGCTACGACCTAGAAATGTTCAACGAACCATCTGGCGTGCGCGGTCCACAGACCAGCCCGAGCGATATGGTGACATTCGAGGACTACTTAGAAGGCATCCTTGCGGTGCATCACGACGCGCGAGCCCGCGGCTTCTTCGGCGCCATATACGCCGGAGCACCGGCAAACATCGGACCTGATTGGTGGGGTTGGATGGAGAAAACCATGCTCTCCACGCCGCCTGATGTCGATCTCGCGTTCCATCGGTATAGCTACAAGACGCAGGATGATCGGACGCGCCCGTGGCCCCCATTCTCATCGCGACTCTCGGAATTAGACGCGCTCGTGCGTATCGCCGGCCCGACGCGACGGATCGCCTGCACGGAATTTGGCTATCACACCGCACCAGAAGAGGTCGGCTGGATGGATGCGCTCAAACAGGGGCGCTTCCCGTATACCGTGCAGCTCTCCGACAGCGACGTGTTGACGAATCTCGTCGCGGATTTGCGTCTCTATGAACGCGGACTCGTGACGGATGCCTTCGTGTTTGGGATTAACGATGGCCCAGGCAACTCGTGGGGCGATAGGCAAGGCATTCGGCGGATCGATGGCTCATTCAAGCCGGCGGCGCGGTGTTTCGCCGAGTGGAGAACCTAAATGACGTGGACGCTCGTGAAAGTCGTGACAACTGGCGCCGGCACCGTGTTGACGAATCCTGATGGCACCGTGCGATCGTTGAATCCGACGACGCCGACCGGCGGACCTTACCATTGGGAGACACGACCCGCAGGCACGGACGGCCCCTACGAACTCTGCACGCCTGGGAATGGCTCCGTCTGCTACAACCCTGTCGGAGAGCCCGTGGTTTACTTGTTCAAAGACAAGGTGCCCAACGCGGGCGGCTTCTCCGCGCTGAAAGTGGAGCCCATCGAGTGAGCGAGAGCGCCTATCTGATGATGGCCGGCGACGAGTCGGTTAGCAGCACGAACATGCTGCATGGACCGATCGCGGTTCACCATCATGGCTCCGATGCCACGCAAGACAAGACGACATCATTCGCCGATGCGACCGGACCACGGCGGATTACGGGCTATTCGTGGTTCTGTGCCGCTCGAGACTACCGCGACAACCGCCGCGAGTCGGAAATCACGCTGGATCTGATTGCTGCGGCTGGCTACCAATACATTCGGATGTATCGCGTGTTGGGCTATGACCGCGTGCATCCGAACGGGCCGAATATCGGCGACGGCGGCTATTTCTACCTTCGTGGCGTGTCGCCAGTCTGGGGCATCGAGGCAACGGTCGATTTCGCCAAAGCCTGTAAGGCGCGCGGACTCAGAATCCAATGCACTCAAGGCCATGCGTGGAATTCCGGCGAGGAATGGGTTAATTGGGAAGCGCAACTCTGGGAAGTCGTGCAATCTGAAGGTTTGGCTGAAACGTTCGCATGGATCGAAGGGCACAACGAGTATTGGCAGTGGAATTGGCACAATTCAGACGAGCAAATCGCGATATTCGGCGACATCTCAGACGCGATCAGTGAATTGATGACGCCGAAACCGTTCTTTGCGTGCGGATCAGCGCAAAATGAGGCGCCAGAACTCGTCCGCCGCTCGTTCTCGCACTCCGATGCGTGCGAAATTCACACGTCGCGCGATCCCGACAAGACGATCAAGCGGCCCTTCTCGCTTTGGTATAACGAAGGCCGCATCGATATGTATGGCGTGCCCTTCGTGCATGGGGAACCACGCCCCACGCTCGGACCTGACGCCTTCATGCCGTGCGCGGAGCCTGGACGCATCATCGGTGCCTATGCAATGGCGCAGTTAACAGGCGGCGCACTCACGTATTTCACGGGCGAATCCGTGCGCGGCCGGTCGTTGTTCAACAATGACATGGGTCCGCTCAATGTGACACGCGCACTCGGTTTCAATGAAGTGCCGCGGCTGCTATCACATCTACCAGAGAACGTCGCCGACGCCTCGCATGTGCTCGGTGGGAACATTTGGTGGTGGATGCTGCCCGATGGACGCTTCGCCACGGTCGCTGACGAGCTGTGGGGGCCAGGCGCGTTGAAACCGCCGCGACTCGTGAAGCACTACTTGAAAATCGGCCCGAATTGGTCAGTCACGGAAGGCACGGGAGCGCCGACCTTGAATCCTGACGACGGCGGCGCGTTGTTCGTGGGAGAATTCGCATGACTGCACGAGACTGGAATCAATCTGAAGTGCTCTACGCTTTCGCTGGCTGGTTGACATCGCGGAGTGAAGCAACCGTAATGGGCGCTACGCGTCTGGCTACGCCAGCAGCCGATAGAGTCGCGGAATTCTGTAAGCGTCACGGCTTCGATGATCCGCGTGAGGGCTGGCACGAAGCCATCATTCCACCGGCTGATGACAACGCGCTGCGACACTAAGAACTTCGGATGCCCTCGCACAAGATCGGCAATTCCGCCGATGGGTGTCTACCTAACCGTCGCGGCTCGAACGGTGAAGAATTCGAGCCAAATCGACTACCGGAGTAACTCGATATGACTTATATCGGCTATGTCGCACTCGTCGCCTTTGGCTTAATTGCGCTCGCGGCGGTGTTCGGAATTGCCTGGGCAGTCGTGGAAGCGGCTATTACCACGCAGAGGCGCTTGCGATGACGTTTGATGTAGTGTCGATAGGCAAAGCCATGACATCGGCGATGGTTGTGTGTTGGTGCGGCGATGTGTTTAATGCGTCTGGGACACACGACGACGTTTCACGGAAACAGCGAAAGTGGGAAAAGAAGCACAAGGACTGCAAAGAGCAGGCGTATGAGGCCAAAACATTCTGGTTGTCGTTTTGCGATGCTGACCGACCGAAGGGCCAGCAATTCCTCGGCGCGTGCATTGTGGACGTGACGCCGGAAGAAGTCAAAGAGGCGCACGTTGAGACGATGATGCGTTTCCCGATGGCGCGGCCAGGAGCAGAATACATTGCGGCAGCGATCAAGAAGGCGCACGCGCTCGGTTGCAATCCCGGCGGGGAAGTCGCCACAAATGAGATGCCATCAGCACATCCGAATATGGCGTTCTATCAGCTGGGCGTGCTGATGGATCGCGAGACGATCGCGGCCATCGATGCACGTATTGCGGAACAGCGTAAGAAGTGAGGCGCTTCCGATGACCGATACACTCCTACTCGGCGTGACGTTCATCCAGCAAGCCGATGGACGCTGGACCGTCGCCGTCACGGCAGCGGCCTTGCGCGTCAACGGGCGGATCTATCTGGAAGCGGTCAGCCATGAATGAGCACGTCGAACGCTTTTGGGGAATCGAATACGTAAACGGTCATCAGTGGATCGGGAAGGTCGATTCACATTGGACGCTCGGCGATATCGGCTCAGCGATGTTGTTCAGAATGGAGGATGAAGCTGCGCGTGTGCGTCAGGCTGTATATGAAGAAGGCGCGGATCGAATCGCAAGGAAGGAGAGCGTCGCGTCGCAATGGTGGCGTGACGTAACTGGAGGACTGCTTCAAGTGCAAGCCATTGAAGTCGTGACGCGGAAAGTGCCGTGACGCAGCCTGAATTGCCGTTTGATGTCGTCTCAGTCGTGGCGCTCGAGCGGTGGGGCGGCCGGATCGCGGGACTCTGTGTGTTCGGTCAGACCGGCATCGGCTGGATCGCGCCGCATCATTGTGTGTGGTGCTACGTGTTCACGATGAGCGGTGACAACTGATGCCTACCATTATGGAGGAGCGTTGGACGCAAGTCTGTTGGGGATGCCGTTGCGGTAAGTGTGGTGCGCCGAATCTGCTCTCTAAGGAACTCTCGGACGAACTATTACAGACGGAAAAGCCAGAATTGCCAGACGCTTTGCGGTGTTGGAAATGTGGGCATCTCATCACATTTAAGCGCGGAGACTAAGTGACGCGGAATGACTGGGCGTATACCGCGTGCGTGATCGGCGGGCTGCTGATCGTCGTCGCCCTGGCGTATCTGATCGTGTGGATGACGTGAGAAAAATCTACTATTGGCTGTTCGGTCGTCTGCTCTGCGTCTACTGTGACCGATTCGCCGGCTCGCATTTAATGTGCGCCAAGCATCGTGCAATTTGGGGTGAAGAGAAGGACCGATCGCTCAAGCCCTAGCGACTCGGCCGCAGTCGGAACCGCCGCCGACGCAGACTCGAACGTGGACCTTCTCTCGAAATGGATCGTAGCATGAAAGAGACGACTCGCATCGAGGTTTACAATTCAATCAAGGGAGTATTCGCGAGCAAGCCGAATCGATGGCTGTATCGAGATTGGAATAATGCGCTCAGAGACGTGAACTGGCGCCGCAGGCGAATCAGAGTTAGGACGTTCTACGACAGGCACTTACGAGAACGAGTAACGCAAGTATTGACCGGATCTGGATATGGAAGCCGTGGATAGCGAGCATGATTCAGACGAGAACATCTCGATTCAATCGCTACTGGACGTGTCCATTCTGCTCATGGCGCGCACACGTCTCGTTGCGGGCGCATTACCAGACGGGCCAACCGCTCACTAAGTCTCAGCAGATCGCGACCTTGGAGTTTCAGGCATCGAAGCATTTCCGCGAACGACACCGCGGAGACTTCACAGCGAGGACGACATGAGCAAGCGATACATCGGCGACGGTTGCTACGTAGACTTCGATGGTTACGCGCTGGTGCTGACCACGGAAGACGGCATCAGCACAACGAACCGGATCGTGCTGGAGCCGGAAGTCTATGGCGCCTTGGTTACATTTGTTGAGGATCTGAAGGCCAGAGCACGGCAGCAGTGCGAACCAGAACAAGATGGCGACGAGAGCCGGCCATGAAGCGCGACTACAATTCGCTGGAATTCTATCGGTGGGTGAAGTGGCATCGCGCGAGAATGGCAGACGGGGCAACAGCGATACGGAAGTGGCGCGGGGCAATCGTCGGACTCCGACAGCGCTTAGGCGGTATCACGGTTGAGCCGTGGGAATGCTTCTGCCAGAGCGTAACATTCACGGATGACTTTTTCGACAAACTCAGGAAATGACTACGCTCGCCGTTCTGGTTGCCTATCTCGTAACAGTTGCCTACCGGCTCGAGCTGCACTGGCGGCATGACGCGCGGCCTTCCCTGGTTTCCGCTCAGCAATAGCCCATAGCATAGCTCGACTAGAAACGTCAAGTCGTGCGCGCAGTCTCGCCTCGTGAGAAATGATACCGGGACTCAGTCTCAAAGTTGACATGCGAAGCCGTATGCGGTAGGGTTGCCAAAGATGATACTGAGACTCAATCTCAAGTTTGAGAGCACTACTTTACAGGTTAGCCAAATTCTGACA